TAAGTGCTAGAATTCTTTTTTGGATGTTCATCTGTTGTTCTAATGTAACGGCTTCTTCAAGTTCTTTAGTAGCTTGATTAGCTTTAGCCGCAATAAGCATTTTTAACTTATTTCTTCTTGAACTATCCGCGTCGGGCCGAACATCACTACTGGACTCTTGTACCTTTGTCTCTGGCTTCTCCATTTGCTCTGACTTCCCTTCGCTGTCAGCGGTCTTCTCCAACGATGTGATTTCGTTTTCGATGTCATCCTCTGTTTTTGCTTGTCCATCATTCGTTTCAGCAGCATCACTTTCTCCCGTTATGTCATCGTTCTCTGGAATTTGATCCCCCCTAGGATCTTCAACATCTTCAGTAAGTTCTGGCTCTTCTTCTAAAACTTCTCTTTCAAAAGAATTTTCATCAAGCTCTGATAGTTCAGACTCTAAATCAAGCTCAAGAGCCTCTTCAAAAGTATCTCTTTCTGAATATATTATATCAACATCAAAAGCTTCTTCAAAGAACTCAGTAACAAAACTTGGGACAGTTTGTTCAGTTATGTAATTATTTTCATTATACTCTTCTTCTAAAATATCCTCAATAACTGGATCAAAAATTTCAATAAAATCTCCGTCATTGCTAAGGTTTACGTAACCAACACAATTTTGATCATATTGAGAATCTAGTGAGCACTGATACTCAAAATTAGCAGTATCATAACCAATACAGCCCATATCATAAAGCGGATCTTCTTCGCACATAGCCATGTAATAGTCTGGACACTGTGGATTATAAGTAGCATCTAAGGTACACTGTTGATTAAAATAAGCCGTGTCATATCCAGGACAAGAGATATCATATAAAGGGTCTAAAGAACACTGTTGATCTAAATAGGCCTGAGCATAACCATAGCAAGAAGTATCATATAAAGGGTCTAAAGAGCATTGTTGATCTAAATAGGCCTGAGCATAGCCAGGACAACCAGAATCATATAAAGGATCTAAAGAGCATTGTTGATTATAGAATGCTTGAGTATAGCCAGAACAACCGCTATCATACAACGGATTAAGGGTACATTGTTGCTCATAATAAGCGTTTGCATATCCTGAACAAGTCGAATCGTACAAAGGGTTTGCAGAACATTGTTGCTCAAATAGATACTGAGCATAGGCAGCTGCGTAGCCAGGACACTGAGGATCATACAGAGGGTTAGTTACACACAATATTTCTAAGTTATTATTGTACCCATTTAAAACACCTGTAAAACCACTTGAATAAAAATACTGAGTGAATCCTTCTGCTGTTGATGGATCGGCTAACAAGTGAGCGCCTGTTAAGTCACCAGCTACTCCAGAGGTAATTGCGTGATTTATAATATCGATACCTGTATAATCTATGTCATAGGTTCCGTCAGGTTTGATTTGTAATTCAAAAGTATTTAGCTTAGTAGCATTACGATATTCAGCTAGGTTTCTCCAAATATAAGTCATTTGCGTGCTATCACCGTCTGTAAATAAACCGCTATCTACTTGACCATCGCCATCAGCATCGACACGTAGATCAATGAGGTCAGTCCAAAGAGGTGCGATAACAAAAGAATACTGACTAATATCTACTCCTGCTTCTGCGAGTGCTTCTAAATCCCTGCCTTGACAACACCAGTGCGACTGCACACCTTGTTGTGTAGGATCTTGGAACCCGACAACACCATTTGTAAACATATAACTAGTAGAAAATTCTTCCCCAAAAAAAGGAAATACGAATTGGAGAGGCACTTCGACAAAAGAATCGTCGCGCACAGTACTATGTCCTGGATTAGTTACTTGAGTTTCAGCGTTAGAGGAGGAAGAGTAATAACAGACCGAGAGAAATACCGCCAGCAGCAGTCGCTGCATTACGTTTTTGAACATCTTTCTTTGTCTCCATTTCAACAACAGGTGGTATACGACTAGGATTATCAGACCAACCATCAGTTGCCTTATCTCCAATTTGTCCTAAGTAGGGACAAGGAGTTCCTGCCATTTCCATAGCATCATATACTCTCCTGTCTTGGCAAAGCACAGAAACAGCAGCAACTTTCATGCCCATATCATAAAGGGTTTTAGATATCTTTAATCGTTCACAATTTTCATCGCGTACCGTTTCGCCAGTAGAAATGCCTAAAATCTGTGTCTGAACTGCTCCAGAAACGCCTACTGTACATAGGTCAGAAGAAGACGAGCCAACACCAGGCGAAATCGCAGATGGAGGTGGGGATATAACAATAGTACGTGAGCTTGCCTCAGTATCTATGTTGCTAGTGCTATTTGTTGTTGTATTTACATTCGACGTTGTTTGTGCAAAAGCACTGGTCGAAAAAAAGACTGCTAAAAAAATAGCAGTAAAAATGTTAAACTTCATTTTCTCTCCAGGGGGTTAGAGTATCTATTCATCAAGCTTCATTGCGTTCTCATAGTAAATTATTATTTCTGTTTGTTGATTGATAAAACGTCTTAGTTCTGCTACGTTAAGTGCTAAATTTTCATAATCTTTGACACTTAAAGCGACATAAGCTAAGTCTCCATTTTCGGCTTTAAATTTTTCTATGAAAGCCTCTAAATTTTGTTCGTTTACAACATAAACTCTTGTGTCTACTAAATCAATCGGTTTCGGGCGAGCTACTATCGGTACTGTTATTTTCTGTACCTCCGTCACTACCTGTACTTCCGGCTCCGGTATCACGCTGCAACCACTGAGGAAGATCACGCTTACCGCCGTCATCATTCCCAGTTTCACCCATGATATCGCGCCATAAATTTGCGGTTGCGCCATTCATACGTCCTTCTAAGTTAGCTGCGTCTCTCATGGCATCTCCTAAGAGATCAAGTTCACGTAACTTTTTACGCAGGCTATCGCCATAAGACTCTGCTTCTTGTAGTTGAACTGTCAAATTCTTTTGCAGCTCTGCGTTTTTAACTGCTTCATTTTCAAGTAAAGTAATACTGGCTTCTGCGGCATCAATTGCTACTTCTAATTTAGCAGCGTTTTCAGTAAGAGTCGTGATGCGAGCCTGTGTTATCTTATAATACCATCCAAAGCCAAAAGTCATGGCTCCTATAACAGCTAGTGACGCTAAAAATAATTTTATTCCCATGAATATAATATATGTGAAAAATGTACAGAAGGCAAATTATTTTAAACAGAAAGCCGATGAATGCCAAAAAATTGGCGATGTCAAAATTTTGACACCGCCTTCAGTCATAAGTTTGACTTTGTTTTTTATAGACCGTTAGGAACGATCACATAGTGAATAGCTAGAACAACACCAACAGATGCTGCAAGACCAACCATCATTTTTAAAAAGTCTTTTCCAATAAGTGGAAAGACTACTTTGAATTTATGCTTACCGGTCATAGTTGCCATAGCAAGTTCGCGTCCACATAATAAACCTACGAAGACCCATGTTGTTGACATTGGAATATCATTTAATTCTTTAAAGAACCAAAGTATCAACCAATAAACAGCATCAATAATCGTAGCTGATCTTACGTACCTAGTATTATGTTTTTCAAGGACAATATTTTGTATTTTACCACCACCCTCTCTAAACATCCACCATAAACCGGCAACAAATACTGCTGAAATAGCAATCATCAAATCCCAAGGAATTTGTCTTGGTAAAAAGACAGCTATATTAGCCATATCGTGTGACAACCACGTAAACCACAAGAACCCTGTAGTTACCCATTGTCCTATTCTCCACCATCTTTTATTTTCTTCTTTGACAGGATCGTTTACTTCATCAATTATTTTACTAACGATAATCCAAATAACATATGCCGCAACAGCTGCTACCGCATATCCCATCATAGATTTTACTAACATTTTTTCAAGCACAAACGTGCTAGCAAAGGCACTCAATACTAAGAATGAAGTACTAACAGGTACACCGATCCTAGTGAGTAGTAATAATAATCCAGGAGCCATTGCATGATACCACTGGATTTCTTGAAAGGGGATTTTATTTAAACGACCGTAACTGATGTCACCTCCGTTAGTAGACCACCCATACCACAAAGTATAAAGGAGAACCGCCGAAGCTGCTCCCCACATAACTTTCCAATTAAATCTCTCGTTGTTTGAGGCAATCCAAGTACCGAGAGTTTGTACTGAGTCATTCGCAATCACAGAATATCCCGCAAAAAGAAAACCGATTACCATCCAAAGAGTTACAAGTTCCATTATAATTTCTCCTTGTATAAAAATAAGAGGTCAATGACCTCTTATTAATTATAATATACAAAAATGTTACAGTTTTGTGAAGAAATTTTTAAAAATTTGGCTCTGGGAGAAGGACTCGAACCTCCACGCCTCACGGCACACGAGAAACAATCGTGCGTGTCTGCCATTTCCACCACCCCAGAAAAATTTTATTCTGCGGCTAGAGCTTCTTCTTGTAAAGTATCAAGTGCTGCAATCATACGAGTCATACCAATTCCTCCACCAACACGAGAAAAGAAATCAAACTCTAGGAACTTTTCTAGTTCTGCCTCAACACGTTCTTTACCAAACAGTTTGTATAGCAGCTGACTATACTCACCATTAGTAATCGTGTGAAAAGTATCGCGCATCTGTTCTACATCTGTTGAGCGTTCTGCTGAACCAATTGTCTCCATGCCTCCAAGAATCACATCAATCTTTTTGCTTGTGACTCCATCTGCGTTTCTAGACATGTTCCAGAAAGGACTTGTAAACTCAGGAAAGTGTGTGATCATTCCGTATCCTATCTTTTCTTCGTGTTCATGATCTAGCTCTTCTGTTTCAAAGTCCATAGCCCATTTGTAATATGTTTGATCGGTTAACTTTGGAAATCCTAAGTATTCACATAGTTCTATTTCCATTTGTTTTAGATCATCAATTGTGCCCGGAAACTCAAACTCAAACATTGGAAAAATGATGTCATGCCTACCTTCTACTGCATTAGGTTCCTGTCTATAGGAAGTGGAGACACAAAAAAAGCCCTCTGAATCGGGCTGGGAGAGTAATTCATGTTCTAGCCACATTTGACCAGTTTGTGGAAGAGGCCATACCTCTCCTGCATAGTTGTATGTCGCTACATTAAAGGGGTCTTCGCAAGCTGCAAGGATTGAAAGTCGATTTTGAGTGTGCACTTCTTTAAAGCCTTTACCCATAAAAAAAGACCTTAAAAGGTCTACGGAGTGGGTAAATTTTGTGGGTGAGATTAGTTGTGTCATATTGGTTCCTTTCAAAATAGTAAATTATTATACACAAATTAACCAATTATAATAGAAAGATGAGCACAGTGCAAATTAATTATGTAAGACTGTGCTCTTAATCTCTATCAGACCTCTCCGGCATCGTAAATAGTGCTTTGACAAAATCTTTTTCATAACTAGGATTTCTAGCAAAAACAACCCAGCGATAACCTTGACCCATCGTCCACATTGGATAGTTCTCGCTAATATATTCTCTAAAACTTGCCCCTGTAGTATATACGTCATCACAGATTAACACTTGATCTGCTGGATTGCCACTGGCGTATTTGTTAAGTGCGTTAGCTAACTTAACTCCCCCACGAGGAATACCTTCAGCTTTATAAAAAGGACGCTTTTGATACTCCATAATCATGGTTGCACAGGTATCCCACTCTGCATCACTTAGAGCATCCATTTCAATTTTCCATTTTAAGTGAAGACCTGCATGAGAAATAAAATCACATTTTTGAAATAAGTCCATATTAATAACTCTGAGCCAATCTCCACATGAGATAAGCTTTACTTTCTATTGGATCATATTTTGCTGGTTCATCTCTTAAATTAGAAACTATAGTGCCTGGAGTAGGATCTACAAAATGAGGCATAGAGTATCTTGGTATATGAATATGGGAGTTTACAACTCGGTGTTTAGTTGAAACAAAATAATCATTAGTCCATCTCTGTAGTAGATCACCAATGTTAACTACAACACCATCTTCTGCGTAAGGGACAGGATGCCAATCACCTTTTAAATCTTGAACTTCTAAGCCAGGAACGTCATTAATTTGCCATAAAAGGGTAATAGTCCCATAATCACTGTGCTCACCAATTCTTTGTTGACGCTCTTTAATAGGACCAGTGTAAGCGGGGTAGTGAATAACTCTCGTAGTGTTATATGGTTTTTGATGAGAATCAACTAACGTAGTACCGCATTCAAGAATTGTATCAAATTTTTCTAGTATTCTGATAGTTAAATCATCTGCAACTCTAATTGTATTAAGAGCTTCAGCTTGAAATCCTGGAATCTCAGTAGGCCAAAGTCTAGGATGCATACGAGTATTATTATAATTAAAGGACTCTTTGATATCTTTTGGTGCGGTAGGGTCAACATTCTCAGCACCCATCACACTGTAACCTAAATTAGTATCAGGATCATAAGTATATTTTCTTTTTACCTCTTGATCTAAAGTGAAAAACTCTTTCATATTATCAAACCAAGAGTTCATAATATTTTTGTCAAGAGTGCTCAGAGCATTAGTAAAGACTGCGAAGCCTACAGTAGTGTAGGCTTCACGAATCTCTTCCAGCACTGATTCTGATTTAAAATCAATTACTGGAATCATTTCTTACGTTCCTGGTACTTTAGCAGTGATACCCTCGACATAGTACATCATACTATTTAAATGAGTGTCATCAGCCACTTCACCGTCAGCTAGTTGTAACTTGCCAGTGTTGTCTTTGATAGGACCAGTAAATGCAAAGTATTCACCGTTCGAGATAGCATCTTTGATTTCTTGAGCTTTTGCTTCGACGTCTGCTGGCATATTAGTGAAAGGAGCCATTTGTACGGCATCTTCGTTCATATGTCCAAAGTAATCACCAGTCTCCCAAGTACCGTCAATAACTTGTCCAACTTTTTTAATGTAGTACGGACCCCAATTATCAATGGTTGCTGTCAATTGTGCTTTAGGAGCAAAGTTGATCTGATCACTTGCTTGTCCAAAACCAAGTTTACCTTGTTTTTCTGCGGCTTGAAGTGGGGCAGGTGAGTCTGTATGTTGAGCAACCATATCACAATCATCAGCCATCATAACCTCTGCTGCTTGAGATTCTTTGACAGGATCATACCAGGTATTAACCCAGATGATGTCAATTTCTACGTCAGGATTCATTTTTTTAGCACCCATGTAGTAGGTATTAATTTCACGAATTACTTCAGGAATTGGATATGCACCGACATAGCAAATTTTATTAGTTTTTGTCATCATACCAGCAATAATCCCCTGCACGTGACGGGCTTGATACAGTCTTAAACCGTAGGAAGCCATGTTATCAGATTGTTTGTATCCTGTTGCGTGTTCAAATTTAACATCAGGGAACTCTTTTGCGACTTTTAACATATTATCCATGTAACCAAAAGATGTGGCAAAAATAATATCATGCTCTTGAGCCATTTGTCTAATTACACGAGTTGCATCAGGTCCGTAAGAAACACTTTCAATATATGATGTTTCTACTTTATCACCAAAAGCTTCTTCAACTTGTTGACGACCGATGTCATGACGATAAGTCCAGCCATGATCACCAACTGGTCCGACATAGATAAATCCTACTTTTACTGGGTCAGCAGCAAAAGAGGAGGTTAGGGAAGCTAAAAACATAGCTCCTGCAAGTAAGAGTTTTTTCATTAAGATCCTCCTTATAATGGTCTCTCAGAACCATCGTAATTAAAAAGTTTACCAGAATGGGTTTCAGTTATAGAGTTAATAAACTCAACTGTTGGGTTGGTAACCTTCTTTGGTACAACACTTTGTGGGTGTTGAATTAAGTCACTGATATGTCCCGGAGTCAAGGCGACCACAGGGATATCAAGTTTTTTATGATAATGTAACATAGCAACATTGAGGGCTGCTTTAGAAGCTTTATAAGCTAAGGTGTTATATTCAAATCTGTCAAGAGGCCTAATCTTAAGATTCTGCATACTAGAAGACCTACTAGACATAAAAATTAATTTTGATTTAATTCTATCTTTTATTTTTTCTACTAAGGCTACTTGATTAGAGAAGTTAACATCAAACACTGTAGACCAATCATCATTTTCACGGTTTGATCTAGTTGCGGCGTTGATAATTACTATATCATAATCAATAGTATCATTTATAGATTCTAAGAATTTACTATCCTTTAAATCAAACTCAGGTCTATTTATACTGATAACTTCGTGGTCAATACTATACTGGTCATGCAAGAATTTACCAAAACCACTACTCGTACCAGTTATCAAAAGTCTCACTAGCTAACAGCCCGCATCCTTTGAACGAGGCGATCAGCACGTTTAGTAACTTGCCTGTACCATTTTGAATCTACCATTTCATCTGCAGCAGCATTCCAATCTTTTGCATCTACCCCACGTTTCATGCCTTTGAATTTAGATAGACGAGGACGACCCATGTTAAACATCATATTAGCAATTATTTGTTTAACTTCCTCCGGCAAATCCTCAAAGTCTGGATATAAGAGTGTGCATTCTGACACTGTTGTTTCGATATCCTGCTCGAAGGCCTCAATACATCTAGACTCCTCGACTGGAGTACCAACTGCTTGTCCTTTTTCTGGGTCGGAATCGGTAACAAGGTGACCGATACCAAAAGTAGGAAGACCAAGGTGATCCAAATAAATTTCATGTACTACTCCCTCGTCAACTTCTAGTTGTTTTCTTAATTCATCAATATTCATAATTCATCTCCTTTAAAAAATAATTCTAATTCATCTAAAAACCAAGTTGTTAGCTCCATTGTACCTGTTATTACAGCAGCTAGTATAAAAAGAGCAAATAAAATCAAAGGGCTTGGGATAATCAAAAACCAATATGTTTTAAATATACCATATCCGTGTTGTTTTCTATATGCTCTTTTTCTTTCAAACCAATGTGCTATCCATCTGGCTAATTTTTTAATCTTTGTTTGTAACCACCCACCTATGAACCACCGTAAAAGCCTTACAAGTATAAGTATGGGGCTAGTAAGGACATCCCATATTATAAGCAGTACGTCTACTGCTAGGTCTACACAACGATCAAGTGTCACCCATTTTTTAAGGCGCTCAAACATTTTTTTCTCAATACTTCCCTATAAGCTTCTTCAAAACCCTCTTCATGTAAATAACCTTCTTCGTTATGCCACATTCTGTAAAAGTAAGCATCGTAACTTGCAAATATAGTAGCTTCTGTAGTTTGGAAATGACCTTTAACCATCCAAAAAATTCTGTGTGCTTCTCTATGTGTTACGTAGCTAGACACCTAATCATATTTCTTTTTCTGATGAGCGTAATTTTTATACCAATCTACTCTATCTTCTTGCATAGTAACTCTTAGATCTTTTTGTTTATCTAGCTCTGTTTGATCTAGAAATGTATACTCAGCTTTCCAAGAGTCTCTCTTTACAGGAATAACCTGACAAATGGGAGTACCTTGAGGGATGCGGTGTTTCTTTTCATCTGGCTCAAGCATTGTGTGAATAAAAGGAATGTTAACATTATTCTGATAAGTATCTGAGTCAACTAATCCTACTAAAGGAACAATAGGTATTTCTAGCCTGTTTATAGGAGGTAAAAAAAGTAGTGAATATTCTGGAGGAGTTTCAATGATCCAAGGACTCATAAATTTTAAGATTGTATAACCTGTCAAGGGAGAGTTAGGAACTTGCTTTTGTGGGTGGGTTTCAATGGGAGGCCAACGTTGCATGTGTTTCTTATGCTCTTCATTTAGCCACTCTAATCTGACCTTTCCATCTTTTCTTTGCCAGATTTCAATATCAATATGATTTAAAATAGTGTAACCGACAGACATTGCATCAATAAATGGAACACATTTTTTGACTGTCATTTCATCTTGATTATGTGGAGGTATCTTCTTAAACCAGTCTGGAATAAGTTTTTTTGCAGATATTGGAGGTAAAAACATCTCGTTCGGAAAATCCTGAACGAGATTAAATTTAATAATTTTATCCATTAAGCGTTAGTTGGTGTTATAAATGATGAAGGAATATCTTCCTGAGTCTTAGTTCTTCCACAATGACAGATGTCACACCCGCAATCGCACTGATCCCAAAAACAATGACAATCGCAATTACATTTAGTACATCGTCTGTCTTCTTCAATCGAAGCAGTCGTCAACGTTTGAGTCCTTTTGTATGTTTCTGAGATCGTGGTGGCGATTTTTTGGAGCCTTTGGGGCCAGACCAAAGTTCCTTGTTTGCCCAGTACGCAGCAGACATCTTCCCTCTTGCGATGTTTTTAGCATGTCTCGCTTTAAAGCTCTTACGCGCCTCAGGACTGTAATTGTGCCCCATAGAGCTGTCTCCGTAATGGATAAGTTTAACTCTATCACCTTCTTTAGCGAGCACCATGCCTTTTTTTTCAGGTCTGCTTGATCTACGTGGTTTGTTGAATCCATCAAATGTTGTTCCTCTGTATGAAATTTTTCCGCTAGGAAGTCTCTTCACTCCTGGATACTTGCTCATTGTGTTTATCCTTTATCTCGCAAACTATTTGCCATTGTCGGTGTGTGAGTTGCGGGTATTTTTTCTGGGCGTTTATACATCCTAATATAAAAGATTTTTCACCATCAGTCAAAGTCTGTTTTTCAAAAAATTCTAGCAGAGGTTTCTTAATTCTTCTTATCATCATCACTCAAATCGTAAATAAAGGGGTCATGCTCAAGGAGCTTGCGTTTCTTTTTTTCAAACTCTCTATTAAATTTCCATTCTTCGTAAAATTCTAAAATCCACCTAAACATATGGGTTTTCCTCTGGCGCAACACATAAAGTATACCTATTTATATCACTTAAATTTATTATTCTATGTTTATTACCACTTCTAATTAAGTAGCTGTATCCTGTTTTATATGTATATTTCTTATCGTTTTCAAACTCAATAAAACTATTATCTGTTACTAATGAGGTAATAGCAGCAGGACTAAAGATTTCTTTGTTTTGTAAATCAACATGCCAAGGAATTTGATTTTTAGGTAGTACTACTGAAATATAACAATGTTTAATTTTTCTGAACCCAGTATGTTTTTCACATTTTGCTAACCAATCTCTAACAAAAGGAAAATGTTTCATCATTGGTGAAACAGAGCAGTCTCTTAAAAGATCAAAAGATTTCCATGCATGATGAGAATAACGAGTTTCGAATAGATGATTTCCTAGTTTAAAAAAGAAATCTAACTTGTGTATATCAACATCCTCAACTTTAGGTAAAGGTATTTGTTTGCAATTTGTCATACATATCTCTTCTGTTCTTTAGTAGAGGTAAAAAAGGCACTGCTGATTTTTCAAAAATTATGGGGTTGTCTCCAT